TTTGGTACTGCTGTTGAACGTCTGCGTACTAACCGGGATTTCAAGAAAGTAATCGTTGAAGGCTACTTTGAAGAGGAAGCAGTGCGATTAGTACATCTTAAAGCAGACCCTGTAATGCAGACTGCTGAACGACAAGAGTCTATTGTGAAGCAAATGGATGCTATTGGTGCATTAAACCAATTCTTTCAGACTAAGTTGCATCTTGCAGCTATGGCTTCAAAGGCTATTGCTTCAGATGAAGAAACCTTGGATGAATTGTTGAATGAAGGGGGTAATTAATGGCTACTACTGAATCAATTCTGAGTATGTCGGATGAATATCTAAGTAATCTTGATCCTTCGACACTTACTCCTACTGAATCAGCACCAGTAGAAGATACTAGTGATCTAGTAGAAGAAACTAATGAAGATGAAGCTGTTACTGAAGTAAAAGAATCTTCAAAAGAGGAAGAAATTACAGAAACTTCTACTAATGATGTAAAAGACGTTGTAGAATCCCCTAGAGATAAACTACAAACTGATAAAGTTAAAGAAAATGTAGTTAAAGATACTGAAGTTCAAAAAGTTGAACCAGTAAAAACAGAAGAGATTGATTACAAGGCAGCGTACACAAAGTTGTTTACGCCTTTTAATGCCAATGGTAAAAAGATTACTGTTGATACAGTAGATGATGCTATTTCTCTCATGCAAATGGGAGCAAATTACAGCAAGAAGATGGCTGCTTTAAAGCCTAATTTTAAGCTTATGAAACTATTGGAAAACAATGGTTTGATGAGCGAAGAAAAGATCGGTTATCTGATTGATCTGGAAAAGAAGAATCCAGAAGCAATTAGTAAACTGGTTAAAGACAGCGGACTAGACCCTATGGATCTTGATGCTGATAAAGCGAGTGGGTACAAGCCCAATACTTACACTGTTGATGAACGTGAGATGGAATTGGATGTAGTGCTTGATGAAATTCAAGGGACATCTACGTATAACCGAACTCTCGATCTTGTTAGCACTAAGTGGGATGGTCCTAGTAAACAAATAATTGCTTCTACACCTCAACTGTTGAAAGTCATCAATGACCACATGCAAAGTGGTATCTACGATGTGATCAGTCAGGAGGTTGATAAGGAGCGTATGTTTGGACGCTTGAATGGTTTATCTGATATTGATGCCTACAAGAAAGTGGGTGATGCAGTACAAGCCCGTGGTGGATTCAATCATTTGAGTTCTCAAAATCCACAAAAGCAAGTTATTGCAGCACCAAGACCTAGCAAGGTTGATGAAGATAAGCTAAGAGATAAAAAGCGAGCTGCTAGCTCAACCAAACCTGCTGTTGCTTCAATGCCATCCAAGGATTTCAATCCTTTAGCTATGTCAGATGAAGAGTTCAGCAAACACGTTAATAAACAGTTTCTGTAAAGGATTAAATCATGGGTATGCAATATAACAACCCGCTGGGTGGTACTCCCGCCAGCATTGGTAGTCAGACGATCACCGACTTCTATCAGAAGAAAGCTCTGATTGAAATTCGCAAAGAACAATACTTCAGCCAGTTGGCTGATGTAACCTCTATGCCTAAGAACATGGGTAAGAAGATCAAGCGTTTTCATTACATCCCCCTGTTGGACGTGCAAAATTTGAATGATCAAGGTATCGACGCTGCTGGTGTCGCCATTGATTCGACTAAGTGGACTGCCTGGAATGCACTGAGTGTTGTGGTGGGTTCGGCTTACGCTACTGAAGCTGCTGCTGTTACGGCTGCTGGTTTGGGTGGTAAGGTTGCTCAGAACTCTGGTAACTTGTACGGTTCCAGTAAAGACATTGGTGTGATCAGCGGTAAGCTTCCTGCTCTGTCTGAAACAGGTGGTCGTGTGAATCGTGTTGGTTTCAAGCGTAAAGAACTTGAAGGTACTTTTGAGAAGTTTGGTTTCTTTGATGAGTACACCCAAGAGTCTTTGGACTTTGACTCTGATGACCAGTTACAAGAGCACATCAACCGTGAAATGTTGAATGGTGCTAATGAGATGACTGAAGATGCCATCCAGATTGATTTGTTGAACTCTGCAGGTGTTGTCAAGTACGCTGGTGACGCTACTCAAAATAGCGAAATTGGTGCTGCTGATGTGGTGTCTTATGGTGACTTGATGCGTCTGTCCATTGATCTGGATAACAACCGTACTCCCAAGTCGATCAAGGTGATCACTGGTACGCGCATGGTTGATACTCGTGTGTTGCCTGCTGCTCGGATTATGTATATTGGTTCTGAATTGTTGCCTACCCTGAAAGCAATGAAGGATCTGCATAACAACCCGGCATTCATTGAGATCCAAAAATACGCTGCGGGCGGTGCTACGGTTACGGGTGAAGTTGGTGCTATTGACCAATGGCGTATTGTGGTAGTTCCTGAAATGCTGAAGTGGGCCGGTGCAGGTGCTGATGCTTCTGGCTCGGCTACTCACTATGAAACTGCTAGTCGTTTCGATGTATTCCCCATGTTGGCTATTGGTGACGAGTCATTCACTACCATTGGTTTCCAGACTGATGGTAAGACCGTGAAGTTCAAGATCACCCACAAAGCTCCTGGTGAAGCTACTGCTGACCGTAATGACCCTTATGGTGAGACAGGTTTCATGAGCATCAAGTGGTACTACGGTTTCATGGTTCTACGTCCAGAGCGTATTGCTCTGATCAAGACTGCAGCTTCTCTATAAGTCTTAGCTAAACAAAGCAAGGGTAGTCAACTACCCTTGCTTATTTATTTGTAACAAGGAAATCACAATGTCTGATATTGATATCGAAGAAGCTCCGGCAGTACCTGATGAACTGGCTGCTTTGAAAGCCCGTGCTAATCTGCTGGGTGTTAAGTATCACCCGTCTATTAGTCTAGAAAAACTGCGTGACAAGGTGAATGCCTCAATAGCCACCCCTGAACCAGAAGTTGTAGATCCCCCTGTAGTGGTTGAGGAGACAGTAAACCAACGACGTTATCGTAAGAAACAAGAAGCCAATGAGCTTGTTCGTATTCGTGTTACCTGCATGAATCCAGCCAAGAAAGAATGGGAAGGTGAGTTGTTCACCGCTGGTAATTCTTTGGTAGGGTCGTTTACCAAATTCGTCCCCTTCAATGTAGAAGATGGTTGGCATGTTCCTAAAATCATTTATAACCAAATGGTTCAGCGGCAATGCCAAATCTTTACATCTATTCGTGATGCACGTGGCAACACATCACGTAAGGGTAAGTTGATTAAAGAGTTTTCAATTGAAGTTATGCCTAAACTTACACCCACCGAGTTGCAAGAGTTGGCTCAACGGCAAGCAATGGCTAAGACAATTGACTAACTGAAAATAATCCAGGTAACTCTATGAGCGAATTAACAGTAGCAGACCTAACCCAGACTACCTTAGATGGTACTGGAGTATTTGATGTATTGATGCGTGCCAATAGAGCACATCTTGAAAAAGAGTTTTCTAACAATCGAATCAAAGGTGCTGAATACGCTACAGTTTACTTGGGTTCTCTTGAGCCAGTGCTGCGTACTTCATTGGAGTTTCTGTTGCAGCGGCAACGTAATTCCCTTGAAGCACAACTGTTAGAACAGCAAGTTATTCTGGCTCAGGTTGGTGTATTAAAAGCCAATGCTGAACTAGAAGTCATTACTGCTAGTCTTGCTAAGATTCCTCTTGAGTTAGCTCAGATCACAGCACAGACTGGTTTGGTGGAGGCTCAGACTGCAAATGCTGCTGCAGAATTGGCAATAATTCAAGCTAATGTATTGAAGATTCCTGCTGAAATTGCACACCTTAATGCACAGACAACCTTGACCACACAGCAGAAGACAAACCTCACTGCTGAAGGGTTAAACATTCCCAAACAAGGTGCATTGTTAGATGCACAAGTCAGCCATACACTTAAACAAGTTGCTGTTGTTGATGAAGAGATTTTGATTAAGAAACAGCAGGTACAAGTATCTATTGCAGAAGTAGGTATTGCTGAAGCCAAACTTGAGAATATTCCCAAAGAAGGTTTGCAACTTGTAGCACAAACTGCTTTGGTTACACAGCAG